CCAATAGTGGAATCAGTAGATGAGGATACTGGAGAAGTAACATATAAATCAGCTCCTACATGGCATGATATAATCTTTACAGGTAAAGTAGGTGCTCCGCGATATTCCCATGATAAAGCATATTGCATTATTAAAGGTGAATGGTCTATGAAAGAAGGTGTATTATCAGAGCTTATTGCACTTGGTGCTAGTAAATCATATCCAAACTTTAGTATATTAACTAAGTCTGAAGCTCAGACTTTAGCAAGTAGTTCAACATTCACAGGAGAATAAAAGGAGATAAATTATGCCTGATGTAAAAGATATGGAAGGAAATGTAATTGCAAAACTACCTTATACAGATGTAGGTATGGAGCAAGCAGAAGGAATGAAGAAAGCTAATCCTAGCTTGTCTGTTGACTATTCTCCAGGGGGAGAGTATGATGCAATGAATAGGAGTGTAACAGATTATGCAGGCAGTGGAAAGACTGGATATAATGCTATCGGCGGAATGCCTAAGATGCCTAATTCCCCCAAAAAGGATATGTACTAATGGCACGTATTAGATGGGAAAGAAACGAAGAAGGTGAGTTAGTACCAGTAGACCCAAAGAAATTCAATTTTAGTGAGGGCAAGGTGAATAATCACATTAATATGCGTAAGACATGGAGTGGACAAACTAAAGTAGAGTTCAGTCAGACTACTATGGACCAAGACATTAAAGATAGGAATCGTAGATAATGGCATTAAGTACGTTTGAATCTCAAATTAATGATTTAATTGGAACTTTTGAAGACCAAGATGCAATGGATACATTTTTAACTGATGGGGTTAAACAAGTTATAAGCGTTTTGCCTCCACAGAAACTTGCACAATGTAGTACAACTACAACTTTAAGCAATTCTCCATCGACTCTTGATTTAGATTCTGGGCTTATAGGGCCAGTACTCAGCGTAGTGAGAAAAGATGTCAATGGATATAATCAAGCATGTAGACTAATTCCATCTATGTTATCTTCTAGAGTTACAGACCCAGATGATTTAATGCATGCTACCGCAAGCGACCCAGTATATTTTATTAATAATGCTGTCTTAAATGTATATCCAGACCCAACGGCATCTCAAACAGCTGATATTGTTTATGTGCCCTTCCCTGCTTTTGTAGATGCAAGTGATTCAGGTTCAACAAAAATTGATAATTTCCCTAATGATGTTGAATATTTGGTAGTATTATATGCTGCAATAAAATGTGCTCAATCGTTATTAGCCTCGGAAGAAGATGATGACTTATATATTCCAATGATAAATACATTAAAGCAGGATTATATTCAAGGGTTAAATTTATTAGGTGTTGATATCTCTTCTCGAAAGGAAGATAGTGATTCTGCTCAAAATAGAAAAATGCAGGCGATGGTAAATCAAATGCTAGAATATGGAAAATAAAAAATGAAAGTGAAAGATATAATACAGCAAGTAGAATATTTAATGGGTAGACAGCCAGAGAAATATATGATGCAATTAATGAATGATGCATTAATGGATATGTCTGCAAAGATACAACATCATACTGCTCAGAAAAAGCAAAATTTAAACCAAAAACAAAGATGGTATGCTTTAGAAGATAATGTAATTGATGTTACGAGAGTAGAAATTTTAGATACAGATGATAGATATGTGATGATACCTAAGTTGGCTGACCCACATAAAATATTAAAAGACGATTCGGACGATTCAGCCGATTCGTTAACATAGGAGTAAAAAAAAATGGCAAGTACAATAACAGCCGCAACAATGACAGTAACAATATCTGAGTCTATTACGTTAAACGGAAAGAATCAAGGTGGAACTCAAACTTTAACAATATCTTCAATCAATGAAGTTCTAAATCATATTGTCCCATGTACAACTGATAAAAATGAAGTTTTGGGTTTTATAGCCTCTGGAACAGCTAAAGGTAGCTTTTTAGAAGCAAATGTTAGATATATGCGTTTCACTAATCTTGATGATGCAAATCATGTTGTTTTGTTTTTTACAAATGAAAGCGATGATGAAGTTGCAATTAAATTAGATTATGGGCAGTCTTTTATATGGAATGGAGATTTAGCAGGTGGAGTTGTTGATACTATGGATGCAAATAGTGGTGGAGCTGCATCATCAGGACAACTAGCTGATATAACAAAAGTTTCAGTTCAGGCAGATTCTGCTACGGTTGATTTGCAAATTTTCGTTGCATCAGTATAGGAGATTAAATGGCAACAACTAAAAGAAATTTTCCAAATGATTATTTCGCATGGTATAATGATGATGATAGATTAGCTATTGTTGCACGAGTATTATCTAACGATGTTAGTGACTCTACGGAGACGACTAGAGAGAAATATGATACATATACAGATAGTAGTGTAACAAATGGGCTTAGAATCCATTATCATGCTAAATATGGACAAGTATCCCAAATTACAGATGATTTAAGGACGGATTCTGGATTAGATACTTCTTTGCACCCCGCATTAATAGATTATATTAAGGGAAGATTATTGGAAGATGCTGGGGATTTGCAGCGAGCATCATATTATAGAGCGAAATATGAAAAAACAATAAAGCAATACCCTCATCGTAAAAGTGGCGTAAGGGTGTTATCAGTTCCGAGAATATGATAAAAGAAAAATTAGAATCTTTAACTTCTCAGTTAAATGAGGTGCTTAGTAAGCGAAGAGAATTGTCAGAAGAGCTAGATAAGCTGACTACGATTGCCGTTAAACTTCAGGGTGGGATTGAAGTTTTACAGGGAGTCGAAGAAGAATCAGATAAAAAGGAGGAAAAATGATAGATACTTTAAAAACAGCAGGCGTCGGAGGCGGTGGCCTTATGGTTCAGTTTATGGACATGGTACCCGAGCTTGTAAAAGTATGTGTAGGAATCATGACAATTGTATACTTAGGAATAAAAGTATACAAAGAACTAAAAAAATAGGATTGTATGCCTAAAAAATCAAAGGGAGTGGTCAAACGTGCTGTGGTCACTCCCGATAAACATTTTCCTCTGGCTGATATGGCGGCTATAAGTTGCCTGAAGAAGACCATAGAAATAGTAAAGCCAGATATTTATATAGACTTAGGTGATGTTGGAGAGTGGCACGGAGCATCACATTGGCAATGGAAGCGTAAGAAGAGACCTCCTTTGGAGTATCAATTACCATTTATTGACCAAGATATAAAAGAAGTTAATGCAGGGATGGACTGGATTGACGAATCACTTGATAAAGTGAACTGTAAAGACAGGTACATGATAGAAGGTAATCATGATGACTGGATGAACAGTTTTGTTTCAGAACATCCATTTTTAAAGGAGTATAAATTTAAAGAATGCGTAAGACTAAAAGAAAGAGGGTACAAGTATTACCCCGCAGGAAAGTATCTAAAAATTGGGAAGCTACATTTTTACCATGGCCATCATTTCAGCGGAATCCAGCATACACGGAACCATCTAATAAGACTAGGTGCAAATGTTATGTACGGACATCACCACGACTTACAGCAGTCGTCTGTGACGCATATGGATGGGGTGAAGTCAGCGTGGAGTATTGGATGCCTAAAGGACATGAGTGAGGAGCAAAATGCATGGTTGGGTGGTAGAAGAATTAATTGGTCTCATGCTTTCGCTATTGTTGATTTCTTTGACAAAGGGCATTTCACAGTACATGTCATACAAATCGTCGACGGAGAAACGTCACTATGGGGAGAGTTAATTAGAGGATGATAAATATTTTAATCGCAATACCAATAGTATTTATAGTAACAATATTAAGTTTGTCAATGTATAAGCTATGGCTAGAAGAAGAAAGAAAGAAAAATAGATAATGGATATATTTAATGTCATAGAAACATTTGGAGTCCCAGTTGCAATGAGTGTTGCATTTGGGTTTTTTATTTGGAAGCAAAATAAATTCATACAAGATGAATTGCAAAAAGAGTTAAGGGAATCATTTGAAAGGCTGGAAGGTATCGTTATTAAGCTCATAGACGCACAAAAAACGTCCTTAATGGAAACAAAAGAGATTAAGGCTAGTTACCACGCAGTCGTAGAAATATTGGCTAGTTTAAGCGGAAATGGGCTTAAAGAGAAATTTGTTAAGAAAAAGAATGATAGAGGCTGGTAATGTGGACACAGTTAATAGATGACAAAACATTTAGGAGTTTAGTCCTTGATGTACAATTATTAAAACAAAAAGTTAAAAAACTCGAAGGAGAGAATAAAATGGTAGACATGATAATGGCTTATTTAAGAAGCAACAGAGAAGAAATCATAGATGGTATTAATAAGAAGGTTAATTTACCTTTAATATCAGAAGCTAAAGAAGAGAAGATATTTGCTTCTTTATTTGATGGAATGATGGAAGTTCTAGAAGGTGTACTAAATAAGAAGAAATAGTGGCAAAAAAAGTATATAAAATAGAAGTTTATCACGGGGGTATTAATAAAAGGAATGACCCTCGTGACATCAAGCCTGAAGAATTAGAAGAAGCATTTAATGTAGACGTATCTAATCCTGGGAGAATAACAACTACTGGTGACGGCAAATCTTACTATGAGACAACAAACGAACTTGGAGTCTCAGTAGGGCCTACAGTTACAAATCAAAATGACCATATACTACAGAATAATGTTGGAAATACTCCCAGCTTGACTAGTGGATATGGATTGTTTACATTTTCGCATGACTATAATATGATGGGATTGAATGATGGAGAAAGTAGCAATACTCCTGCTGCAAGGCATACAGATTTTTTATGTATAAACGATGGTGCGCATATAGATATTTTCGATACATGCCATGATACTCATGGAAATGCAGCGTGGATAAATTCAGCAATCAGCTTAGGGGAAGTGCATTATACTGGCAATGAATCTAATATTAGTTTTTTCGAAAAAGTTGCGCCTATATATTATAAAGCTGGGAATGGATTAAGAGTATGTGATGGACATTTTAGTGAATCTGAGTCGTCTATTGCAAACTATACTGTTACAGCCGAGGCAACATCATTTTCACCAGTTGTTGGTGGTTCAGCGCACGGATTGGGAGCAGTAGGAGTGACACAATACATAAAAATTGATGATGAAATTTTAAAAGTAACTACTACTAATCAGTATGAGTTTACAGCATTGAGAGGTCAATTTGGGACCACAGCAACAGCACATACTGCTGCATCGTTCATTCAAATTAATGTCCCAAAAGTATTATCTCATATTAAGAGACCAATGCTTCAGATGACAGGGACTGGAGTTGCAATTGACGCATGGAAAGAGGATGTTCAATGTTTAGAACCCCCGAATGATTATGGCACAAAAGGTTTTGTGGTTTATGATGGTAAAGTTACAGGTATGGCTACAACAGGGACAACTAGTAATGATACTAACTCTTTTCAGGAATTAACTCAAGAGCCAGATGCCCCAGAGAAGGTATTATTTAGTGTGCATGAAAGTAATTCGGAAGAAGATAATATTATTAAATGTAATGCAACTACTGCAGCAAGCTCTTTAGTTAACGGACAATCTGCGATTAATCTAATTGCAGAGGATACCAGTACCAACTGGGCAGCTTCTGGTTATACAGTTGGGAAATTTGTAATTGTTTCAGGGTCAACAAATTATGATGGTTTGCATGAAATATTAAAACAGGGGGCGAACGCTTACACTATGCAAATTAGCGGAGAGCATACCGACCCAGAAGATACCTTGTTTGAGGTTCGATTAGAAGAAAATAGAATTTCAGAAGATTTGCAAAATAAATATATTTTTGGATGTTCTTTTATGTATCCTGGAGGTGGAGGAGAAATGCAGGAATCTCCTATAAAAATGGGGCATTTGTACAGCGGGTTAATACAGCATGACTCAGCTACTGGAAAATCTGCAGATAATTGGTATAGCGATACTACAGCTGCAGCAAGTACTGCATTGCCTGCAAGCAATACAGATTCATGGGAGCATAGTAATGGTGGTTATCATTTTGATGAAAGTGATATTAACGATGACGGTTCAAGTGATAAACAATTTTTAATATATAAGTCTGCAACTGCAGATATTACCGCAGGAAATACATATAAAATTGCAATTGATGTAACTATATCAACTGGCGGAGAATTGACAATTTACCCTCCTGGCCATGATGCTGCAGGTACTAGTGGTGGAACGGTAGGTTCTGAGGATGATAGTGGTGATGGTACTATGGATGATGCAACGATAACTCTTAATGAATCGGGAGTATATTTATTGAATGCTAAAGCTCCTTCAGACGGAACGTATACTCAAATATTTGTATGCTACGGAAAACATGATGGGGGAAATATTACAATAAATAATGTCCAAGTATTTAGCGCAACCCCAACAGAGATGAGTGCTTCTAATGCTATAGATATGCGAGGATGGGAAGGTATTCCTAAGATGTTCTCCTCATTCAATATGAATACTTATGCAGATTATACATGGAATGAACGTATATCTGGATATAAAGTGTATATGAAGCAGGTAGATTCAGCATCTCAGACTTTGTCATCTGAGTGGCTATTGGCATTAAAAGTTGATTTCAAAACAGGCCAATATACAAATTATGCTAATGACAATGTAGAGCAGACTTTAAGTCTTAGTGATAGTTGGTCTAAGACTGGATATCTATTTCCAGACTCTTTAGTTACTACAGTAAAGGATAGTAGTAATACCACTGGAAAATCTGACATGGATACAATGAGAAATATCCCTTTAGATACTTATCAGTCAGAGAATGGTTATGAAGCAGAAGTTAATACTGCAGCACGATATAAAACAGCTGCTATTGTAGATAGAAAGGTATTTATAGGCAATATAAAGATAGGAGATACTACTTATCCCGATAGAATGATAGAAGCTCCTGCAGATAGATTCGACACGTTTCCTGATGATTCTATGCATTTTATTGATGTTGCAACTGCAGATGGCGATGAGATTGTACATCTTGAATCTATAGGAGATAAATTAATACAATTTAAAAAGAAGCATGTATATTTAATTGGAGTATCATCAGAAGGCGTAGAGCCTCTGGACACTTGGATGCATGCAGGGGTACGAAGACCAAGCCAAATTATTAAAGCAGGGGGTGGAATTGTATGGGTTAATAATAATGGGCTTTATTATTATGATGGAAAAGAATTGCAGCAAGTAACTAAAGAAAGATTTAATTCGGATACTTGGAATATATCAGAGAGTGACACGGTAACAACTATAGTAGGATTTGACGAAACATCAAATAAAGTTATCGTATTGACATCGAATGTGTCTACTCAAGATAATGGTGGATATATATTTGATTTAGCTACTGGCTCTATTGTTCAATCTCAAAATGTATTTAATTGGGCAATAAAGGAGATATTGGATGCAGACGGAGCTTTATCTTCATCGAATATATATAGAACTAATATGGTTACTACTACAGACAAAAAATTAGTATTGGCGACAAATTCTGAGCTAGTCCCCAATCATGTTCAATTTACCCAATGGGATGATTCTCCTAAAAGTCTATTTAAACATTCAAAGTCCGCAGAAAGTTTTAATATTCAAACTAAAGATATAGATTTTGATAATCCAAGTAGAAGGAAGAAAATATACAAAGTATATGTAACATTTAAAGCTGGTGGCTATGTGTCTGGAGTTAGGCTGAGATATGCTACTAATGGCTCTAATAGTTTTACTGGAAAATTTAGAGATACAACTTACTATAGCGATGCTAAGGGTTTTGATTCTTACAATGGAGCTCAAAATAGCTCTACTGCAGACTGGATAACCGTTGCACTAAAGCCAACAACAGATTTAACAGCAAATAATATATACTCTATGCAATTAAAGTTTGATTATGCTGATGCTGGTTTAAACCGTAGATTTGGAGCCAATAGCAATGCTGGGACTAACACTATTAATCTAGGTTCAACTGCTTCTACGACAGATGACTACTATAATGGTATGCCTTTATATGTATATTCAGGACCAGGATTTGGACAAGATTTAAGAGTTAAAGATTATGATGGCTCTACCAGGGTAGCAACAATAGATAATGCAGAAGATGGAGATTTGAGCGATACTGCTACAGATACATTGGCAACAATAGTTAGAACTAATTCACATTTTGATGTAGGATTTATTCCAAAGCAATTTCAAATTAATGATATAAGTATTATATATAGGGAGAAACGTATTAAGTAATGTCTAAACGTCCATCAAGAGGAGTTACCAGTGGGGTAGGTGCCCCTATTAAAATGCAGGGCAGAGATGGAGATTTAACAATTAGAAGGACAAAAGAAGGTAAGATTCTATATGTTAAAGAGCATGGTCAATGGCATCCTATTAATACGGGTATAGATATAGCTCAATTAAAAAAAGATGTAGATAGACTTATTCAATCTGTCAATGTTTTGCGCAATGAAAATAATCCATATCCCAATAAAAGAAGTTTAAAATTATCAGATTCGGCAGGAGCAGGAGTTTTATTTAAAAATGATTCTGGAGTATTAAAGGTTAGAAATGCTGCAGATAGTGCAGATGCTCAAATAAGATGTGCTGGTATAAAAGATAGTAATGACAATGAAGTTATAGCTATCGGAGCAACGTCAAATGCTACAGACCATGTTAAATTAACAAATGCAGCAACAGGTTCAGCTAATTATCCAACAGTTACTAT